GTTGTACAAAATATATTTCTGTTTGCGCATATGATTGCTGCATTGCATTTACTACACCAGTGGCTGTTTCTGCAGATACTGCTCCACCCAACCTTTGTGGATTAATACCAATAGAGTCAAAACATTGTTGTTTAAAATAATTTGCTAATTGTATTCTTGACATTAATCTACTAGTTTGCTCCATATTTAGAGTTTGATAGTGATTAAAATTAGTGGCATTTTCTGTATTAGTAATTGATGTATCTAAAGGTAACATCTGAAAATCTTTCATAGCAACAAATGCTTTTGCATAATTGTTTTTACCCCAATCTTCACCCATTGAATGACGGGGTAGTGCATTTTGATCAAACATTATTACAGTACCTAATTCATCAATAAGGATATCTGCAATTTGATTATTAACCATATTGTAACCAACTTGATATGCTTTCATTAAATCTACTAAAGAAGTTGATCTAGTGTTTCTATCAGAAAATACTCTTCCTTCTACTGGTAGTTTACAACCGTATAATGAATTTTCTCCTTTAAATTGAAAGGGTAATCTTCCTGGCTTTTCTCTATTAATACCTAAATATATAGGATTAACATTATCATCCATTGTAGTTCTCCACATAGCAGGTACATTGGGACCTATTTTTACTCCACCCCATGTTTCATTTATCCAAATCCATTCTACATGCTCACCTTGTAATAATGTATCTTTAGATTTGTTTTTAAATATAGATGTATCATAAACTGGTTTTTCAGTTATTTTAAATGTTTCATCTATAATTTCTTGTACTACTTCACCATCTTCTTCTATTTTAGTTAAATGACCTACTTGTCTTTGAGTTTTCCAATAAATTGTAGATACTCTCATTAGGTTTCCATCTCCCCATTGTTCTAAATCTTCACTTTGAGAAAGTATTTGAGTAAGTATATCACCACCACGTGAAGGGTCAGCCATGTAATTACTTGCATACTGTCTGTATGCTAATCCAGGTGCATTTGTATTCCACTCATGAGATCTAGTAGCATCATAATATGCACCATCATTTTGATAACCATTTACTTGGTATTGAGCAGATCTAGCTGGATAAATTTTTTGTAAAGATTTTAATTGTTTATTATCCATTAAATAACCGTACTTATCTACTACATCTGATACAGTCATTAAGTCTACTTTACCTACATAATTAGAATCCGCTATATATCTTTGATCAGGTGATTTTTGATAAAACGTTAATACTGGATTCCATAGTTCAACATCATAATCATCTTCTAACATTCTAAAATGCCAAAATTCTCTATCTGCAATAAGCATATCACGGAAACCTCTTTCCTCAAGTTCATGCATTTTAAATCTTTCTTCATCTACATTTAACTGATGTGTTGCCCATTCTTCTATACTACTTCTGTAGGATTTACTAAAATAATCTTCTATTTCAGGTAAAGTTTTTAAATTTTCTGGAGATAATTGTTTTTGAGCTTCTTCAGATGCTGGATCCATACCAGCTTCAATCATTTTTTGAATTAATTGTATTTCTGCATCAGCTAATAAAGTATCTTCTATAGCAGACTTTTTTTCTTCTAACATTTCATTATATGATTTGTCATCAACCGCTCTAAATTGGACTTTGTTATATCTTTTAGTAAACTCTCCGCTTAATACATTTATTACATTTGGAACAATAGGATAAAATTTAAGTTCTAATGCAGAATCATTTTCTTTTGTTAAAACATCCATCATATCTTTATAGTCATTATCTTCTTCAACTATATAATCTGACTTATCAATAATACCTTTTGCTAACTTATAATTTTTTAAAAGTCTTCTTGCATTTGATCTTAAAAATTCTACACCTTGTAGTTCTAACCAATCTAAATTCCATGCTGACCAATCATCAGTTTTTTCTGATGTAGGTAAAAACTGTACTGGTTGAGTTAAACTTGAATACGTTGAAACTCCTTCAGCCTTAGCTCCTTTTTTTAACTGCATTGCATTTAATACTTTCATTCCGTATTTTGTTTAGTTAAATCTATTTAATATTTTTAAATCCTGATCGGTTGGGTCTATTGGTTCTTGATGTTGAATTACGCCCAATATTTTTAAATGGACTATACTTTAATTTATACAAATTTTCTGAATTTACCAAAGATTTACCCTCTGATTCACGTCTTTTGGTATATCCTCTATTAGATTGTTGTATTTTTACAAATGCTATTAATGCACCAAATGCTACTAATCTATCTACGTTTAAACCAGGGTAATAAGCTAACATTTCTTTTATTAACATTGGGTCTGGTATTCTTTCTACACCTAATGTTTGATTTGTAACAACACCGTTAATATCTGTTTCTTCATCAATTACTTCTCTTAAAAATTCTATTGCGTAAGATATTAAATGACTTTTAAATAATGTTCCTGTATTTTTCCACCCATATTCTTGATATACAGTTTTGTTAGAACCAAGATCTTTTAAAAATAATATTTGTTGTTTAGGTACCAAATATCTTTGTTTTCTTCTAGCAATCATATGCTGTATAAAAAGAGATATGTTATTTTCTACTAATGTCCATGCATTATACCATTCTATAATTAGTTCTAATCTTTCATGTGTTTTATTAATATCATCAAACCGCCCACACCATGCAGCAACTACTTTATCTTTTTCTATAAATTGTTCTACCTCTCCCGATTCTGTAGTTCTAATTACTTCCATTGCATTTTTATAAACAAATATAGAACACAATGAATCTGACGTTGTTGTTTTTCCTTCTGATACTGGATCAATAGAAGCATAATAAGCACCAAATTCTGGGCTTTTTATAGGTCTTTCCCAAACAACAATGCAACCCGTTTTATCTATTTGTTTTTTATCAACTGGAAACTTACTTATTGGTAATTTATTAGTTCTTTTAGCAGAGATTCCTTTTTCATCTCTATCTAATTCTATTAATTCATAGGGGTATTCTTTTTCTTCAATTCTTTTTTGTTGTCTAGATAATACCCCTTGTGGAAATATTGAAGCTTTTCTATATGCAAAAGCTTCAGAAATATTCATTGGTTTTTGAGAAATTCTTAATTGAAACTGTTCTCCATTTAATTCATTTTTCCATTTTGATCTTTCTTGTACAATTGCTTTTACTGCTTCGTCAACCTCTGAATTTCCATATTTATCAATAAATGGAGGCATTGACCATTGTTCTGGAATGAATAAACCTGCCATTCCTATTGTTCCATCTGCATCCATTAAATTAGTTTCAACAGAATAAATATCATTTGCATCAGGATTAAGTATCATTTCTTTTAAAGGATTACATTGCTGTAAATCTCCAACAGATCCGGCTGCTATAAACATTCCTGTTGTTATCATTCCTGATGACATTGCTGGACGTAAGTATTCATATGTATCAGACATTTTAGGAGCAATCCCTGCTTCTTCATGAAAAAAATATGAACATGGTCCCCCTACGCCTGTAGTAGCATTTTTTTCAAATGAAGCACCTTGAATTTTAGATTTTAATCCTCTTGCTGTTTTTCTATTATTTATTTTAACTTCAATTTGCTGTTGCCATAATAATACTTTTTCTGGATTACTTGGTCTATACCAAGCGGTGTGTTCATTTAAAAACGTTTTATATTCATCTAAAAATTTCCATGAACCTTTGTCATTAATAAAATCTTTTAAAGATGCACCTATTTTACAAATGGATCCTTCTTCAAACCAATATGTATTAATTAACTTCCCCATATGAAAATATGAAGAAGCTATTTGACGTTTTTTTAATATTGCTGAATGTTTATTATTTAATTCTGCTAATAACTCATAAAGAGCCATGTGATATTGTGCATCTCTTACTTTAGCAAAACCGTAATGTTTTTCTTCTTTATCAAATATGGGTAGAAAGTTTAACCACATATAATAATCTCTACTTAAAAAAAAACTTTTAGGACCATCATTATATATTACACCTACCCTACATTTGTTTTTTTGATCTTCCCAATAGGCAGTGAAGTCTTTTGATCTAAATGGTGCATTACAATAAAAGCCCTGTTTGTTAAAAGCTTTAGCCTCACTATTAAATATATATGCTATATCTGTAAACCCATAATCACCAGGTTCTTTAAATATACTTAATATATAATCTATAAATAATTTTTCAGTTTCAAAATCAGTTGTTGACCATTCTCCATTTGTATATGTAGGAACGGTTTTATACATTCGGTACTTCAACTAAAATTGCAAATACATCACCTTCTTGAATTAATAAATGTTCTTCTTGATTGTGTTTCATTGCAGTAGGTAAACAATGTTCCGTATATTG